CGCCGTTCGGCCAACAGCTGCGTTGCCTACAACGTCAGGAGAGACCCCAAGAAGCCGAAGTACGCCCGCGTGCCCTCCGGAAGCGAGACGTGCGGCTTCTGCCTCATGCTGGCCAGCTTCGGATTCCGCTACACCACGGAGGAGGCAGCGGGCCACGCGCACACGAACTGCGATTGTCGCGTGGTGCCGAACTTCGGCAAGGCATCCGTGGAGGGCTACAGCGCGGACGGCATGTACTCGCGCTACCAGGACGTCCTGGAGACCTTGGGCGGGCGCGACGGCATCAGGGCGGAGTGGGACGCCCTGCCCAAGGAGGAGCGCGAGGCGTACATCGCCAGCCACGGCAAGAAGGAGGGCGCGGCCTTCCAGAAGTGGCTCAACAAGCGCGTCGCGCAGGAAATCGAGACTCGGGACACGGGGTGGTTCCTCACGGGGAGGGTTCCCGCGCCAGATCAAGAGAAAGTCAAAGCGGGCCGCGAGAAGGTGACATTCGATCCCGCCAAACTGACGCAGTACTCGTTGAATGCGGAAAGGCAACCCGATAAGGCGAGGGCGTGGGCCGGCTATCTCGGTTACACCGTTGACGACTACGAGGAAGTCATGAGCCGCGTCTACGAACACGTCGCAGATCATGAGCCAGAGTTCAGGGAAACAGACCGTTACGGGGACAGGTTCACAACTCGTATGGTGATGCGCGGAAAGGACGGGAAGAGCGCGAAGGTGAAGGTAGGCTGGATACTTGATAAAGGCGGCGGTAAAATGAGGCTAACGAGCATTTACGTCAATGAGTAGGAGGTGCGAGATGAAAGAGTTTGAAAAAGTCGTTCTCTCCGACGGTCGCACCGGGCACATCCTCGAAGTGTTCAACGGCGGCGAGGCGTATCTGGTCGAGTTCGAGACGCCGGACGGGCCGGATAGATACGACGATGCCGTCTTCGAGGCAAAGGATGTCAGGCCGTTCGAGGGTGAAAAATGAAGCGAGACCTCGACCTCGTTCGCTGTGTCCTCATGAGTGCCGAGAAGGCGGACGGTCCCATCGGTGACGCCGTGCTCATGAATTGCTGCGGTGACATCAGCAAGCTCGCTTTTCACGTCGAGCTCATGCAAAGCCATGGCTTGCTTACCGCAAGCGTCGAGAGGGATGCCTTCGGAGGCCCCATGTCGGTCGAGGTCTGCGGGCTAACGTGGGACGGTTACGATTACCTCGATGCCATCCGCTCCCCGCAGGTGTGGAACAAGGCGAAGGAGGCCATCGCCAAGGCCGTCGGGGACACGTCCCTCTCGGTCGTCAAGCAGACATGCGCCATGGTCGCTACAGGGCTCATCAGGAGCCAGCTCGGCATGTAGGCCGCCAACCGAATAAGCAAAGACGAAGTCCGGCCGCCCGAAGGGGCGGCCTTTTTCATGCCGAAACGGGCAAATCTCACGCGCATAGGACACTCCTTCACGACGTGCCGCACGGCACACATACACACAGACCCCGGAATGGCCGCACGGCCTTGGGGCGCGCCGCACGGCGCGGGAAGGAGCAGCGACATGGCAGACGGGCAGACCGCCGAGGGCGGGGCGCAGCAGGTAGAGGGCGGAGAGCCGCAGGGCACCGCAGAACCCGACTACAAGGCGCTCTACGAGGCGGAGAAGGAGGCCAAGGAGAAGGCCATCGCCGAATCGCGCAAGTGGGAGGGCCGTTCGAAGGCCAACAAGGCCGCGAGCGCCAAGGCGGAGAAGACCGCCGAGGAGCGCATCGCCGACCTCGAATCCAAGCTGAGCGAGAAGGAGAGGGCCGAGGAGCTGGCCAAGCTCAAGGCCAAGGTCGCGCATAAGAAGGGCGTCGATGCCGACCTCTTGGTCGGCGAAACCGAGGAAGAGATGGAGGCATGGGCGGACAAGCTGCTCGCCACGTTCAAGAAGAAGCCCGCGCCGTCCGTGCAGAAGCCTGGCAGCTTCGCCAAGGACGACGGCAGGGACCGAACGGAGCTGCGCGACTTCGCGTCGGCGCTCCTGGGCAACAAGCAATAGAGAAGGAGCCATCATGGCAAACGACACCACCAAGGTCGCGCTCCCGAAGAGCGTGGTCACCACCGTATTGAACAAGGTAAAGGACGCGTCCACCATCGCGGCGCTCTCGCCGAGCACCCCGCAGAAGTTCGCGGACTCCACCTACCTCGTCTTCAACCCGACCGCAGAGGCCGAGGTCATCGCCGAGGGCGCGAAGAAATCCGGTTCCGATATCTCCACCAACCCCGTCGTGGCGAAGCGCGTCAAGGTCGTGACGACCACCCGCGTCTCCGACGAGCTGAAGTGGGCCGACGAGGACAACCAGCTCGAGATCGTGAGCAACATCATCGCCGACCAGACCGCAGCCATCGGCCGAGCGCTCGATTACGTCGTATACCACGCGGTCAACCCCAAGACCGGCCTGGCGCTCGACGGCTACACGGCGCTCACCGCCGGCGCGAACGCGGTCACCGCGACCGACAACCCCTCGGCCGACATCGACAGCATGACCGATGCCGTGCTCGACTACGACATCAACGGTTTCGCCATGTCCCGCAAGCTCGCGGCAGACCTGCGAAAGCTGCGCGTCCCCGCCACCGGCATGCGCCTCTACCCCGAGATTCCGCTGTCCCTCAACGTCGGCAACATCGACGGCATCCCCGCAGCCGCGTCCGGCACCGTCAACGGCCGCCTCGCGAAGACCGACACCAAGGTGCTCGGCATCCTCGGCAACTTCAGCGCGATCAAGTGGGGCATGGTCCGCGACATGACGAGCGAGATCATCGAGTTCGGCGACCCCGACAACACCGGCAACGACCTCAAGGGCTATAACCAGGTCGCATACCGCACGGAGGCCGTCCTGGCCTACGCGGTGCTCGACCCCAAGGCCTTCTCCGTCCTCAAGAGCGCCTAGGAGGTCCAGGGATGCAGCTAGTCCAGAAATTCATCGTCGAGGACGCCGACAAGGCGTCCAGCATCCTCCCGCAGCACGTGGCGCTCGTGTCCCCCGAGGGCGACGCACTCGTGCTGCCAAAGAAGGTCGCCAACCCAGGCTCCAACCCGACCGTCGCGAAGGTCGTGCAGGCCCTCGTCGATGCCGGAATCATGGAGGCCCAGTAGCCATGGAGGCGCTGGCATCCGTCGAGGACTACACGGCGAGATACGGCGAGCCAAGCGACGCCGGGCGCGTGACGGCGCTCCTCAAGGACGCCAGCGCCCTGCTGCTCTCCGCCTACGAGGGCTTCTGGGGCGAAGACTACACAGAGGGCGCGCACGCGGCGTTCGACCGCGCGGCAGCTGCCGTGTGCTGCATGGTGGTGAACCGCGTGCTTTCCGCGCCGGCCGCGATGCTCGGGGCGACCCAGTACAGCCAGGGGGCCGGGGGCTACACCGCCTCCGTCTCCTACGGCTCGGCCCTCGGCGAGATGTACCTAGGCAAGTCCGATTTGAAGCGCCTCGGCCTCGACGTGCAGCGCATGCGCGTACTGACCCCATACGAGCGCGGCGAGGTGACGGAATGAACCTGATTCAAGGCGAGACCGTCACCGTAATACGCACGAAGAAGGTATTGGACGAGCTGGGCGAGCCGACTTACGGGGAGGACGCCCGCGAAGAGGTCGGGAACGTGGTCGTCGCCCCAGGCGCGACCGCAGACCTGGACGCATCGCGCCCGGAAGGCGTGACGGTCGCCTACACGCTGTGCTTCCCGAAGACCTACGCCGGCGAGCTGAAGGGCTGCGCGGTGGAGGTTCGCGGGGAGCGCTTCCGCGTGGTGGGCGACCCGCAGCGCTACACCGAGGCGAACACGCCGGGAGCATGGAATCTAACCGTGGAGGTGACCCGCACCGATGGCTAAGTGCAACGTGAGGCTGAAGGACTACAAGTCCAACAAGGCCGCCTACGTCGAGATCATGGACAGCGGCGCGGTCCAGGCGCTGTGCGAGGCACCGGCTAGGGCCATCGCCGCCGAATGCAACGCGACCTTCACCAAGGGCACCGGCGAGCTCGGCACCGGCTACCGCGTCTTCAAGTCTCGCGGCAAGCGTGCGAACTACCGCGGCGTGGCCACGGGCACCCCGCACGCCTACAGCAGCGAGCTTATCCACAACCGCCTCAAGTCGGCGCTCGATTCGAGGAAGCAATGATTGACGTTGAGCGCGTGGTGGCCAAGCGCCTTATGGATGCCACCGGAATCAGGGCCGTGCTCGAAGTGCCCGAGGAGCGCCCGGAGGAGTTCCTCTCCGTGGAGCTTACGGGCACCGGAACCGGCCTTTACCCGAAGACCTGCTCGCTCGCCGTCCAGTCGTGGGCCAAGACCCGCAGGCGGGCGGCGGAAATCGCGGGACTGGTGGAGGTCGCCATCTACGGGCTGACCGAGGAGACGAACGTCTTCAGGGCCGTCCCGGACGGCACCTACCGATGGCCAGACCCGGATTCGCGGCAGGAGAGATACCAGACGAACGCAGAGCTGACGATCTGCGAGTAAAGGAGAACAGAAATGGCCGGAACCAACAAGGAGTACACAGCTAACTCCACCGACAACGTTTCCAGCACCAAGGGCGTGCGCGGGGGCTACATCTTCGTCGCCCCCACGGGGACCGAGCTCCCCACCGACTACAGCACGGCGCTGCCCACCGCCTA